AGTTCCTGAGCAGTCAGACGCTGCGAAATTCTCAATAATTAATTTGTAAATCAAACAAAAATTAACTATCTTTGTTCTGAAAATATGCTAAAATGGCAATTTACAAAACTAAGGAATATTATAGGCGTCTTATCCGTGTGCAACTAAAAGCGGTGCAAAGACGTAATAATGAAAGGGCAAATCATATTTTAAAAATGCTATACGAAAAGGGAAAGTTATGCAGTCAATAAAAATCAAAATATCAAAACTTAAAAACAATAACGGTCAGATTGAAGGTGTAAATAAAAACCCTCGTATTCAGGATGACGCAAAGTTTCAAAAGTTAAAAAAGTCTTTGCAGGATTTTCCTGAAATGTTGGAGTTGCGGGAGTTGGTGGTGTTTCCGCTTGACAATGAATTTATTGTTGTGGGTGGCAATATGCGGTTAAAAGCGTTGAATGAATTGGGAGAAAAAGAAGCGGTTTGTAAAGTGCTGCCTGCTGACTTCACACCGGAAAAGATAAACGAGTTTATCATCAAGGACAACGTTTCTTTTGGGTTGTGGGATAATGCGGAGTTGAGCGAGTGGGATGCGGAGTTGCTGAATGAATGGGGGTTTGAAGTTCCTGAGTGGGAAAATGCAACAGAATCGCAAGCGGTTGATGATGACTACCAAATACCGGATACAATTCACACGGATATAGTTTTGGGTGATTTGATTACGTTTGAGAAAGGCGGGAAAGAGTTACACCGTTTGATGTGTGGGGATAGTACTGATTCGGATAGTGTTGCAAAGTTGATGAATGGAGGAAAAGCGGATATGGTTTTTACTGACCCTCCTTATGATATTGATGACAACTATTCTAAAATAGCGTTTGGTTTTGTTCATAACGACAGGCATATTTTTGTAATGAATAGCGACAAAAAGCTAATAGATGTCGTTAATAATAATAAGGAAATATTCAGAAAGTTCTTTGCTGTTGATTTCAGGATGGCGAGGCTTGTAAGTAATAACCAACCGATGACAAGGGTTGATTTAATCGCAGAGTTTTGCAATGGATTAACAAGGTTTGTCAATACATTCGACGGGTTTTCAACACTAATAGAATGCGCAAAAATACACAATAGCGATTATGCAGGAAACCACGGGCATAAACAAGCGAAAAGCCCAACGCTGCCGTCGAAATTTATTGAACACTATACGAACGAAAACGAAACCGTTTTAGATGTTTTCCTCGGAAGCGGTTCTACAATGGTAGCCGCTCACCAACTAAATAGAAAATGTTACGGCGTGGAATTAGACGAAAAATATTGTCAAGTAATAATTGACAGGATGATAAATTTAGACAACAACTTAAACATTAAAATAAATGGAAACGAATATCATAGAAAACAGAACACACTTGGATAATGCTGCATTCCTTGACTATCTTTTAAGATTAAAAAGAGTACAGGAGAAACACATCAACGGTTATAGCGCAGTAAGCAAAAAAAGACAAGCGAAAATAAACGAAACAAGGAGCGCAAACGCATGGCGAAAACTTGATAATGATGGCGTATTGACAAGGATAAATAACACGATAAGAGAGCATGAAAAAGCAGCAAAACAATAAAGAACCACTTGTACAAAATTCTACACATAAAAAGGCTGCGATGCTTGAAGCCCTCACAAAGACATTGGGAATAGTTACAAGTGCAGCAAAGATTGTAGGGATTGAAAGGAGTACTCATTACTTTTGGATGGAAAGCGATGAAGCCTACCGGAAAGCGGTTAAGGAATTAGATAACGTTGTCCTTGATTTTGTTGAGAGCAAGCTACACAAATTAGTGGAAGAGTTAAACCCTACGGCGGTAATCTTCACGCTCAAAACGAAGGGCAAACAAAGGGGCTACATTGAGCAAAACGATGTGAACGTTACCGGATTTGAGGAACTACTAAAGAAACTTTCAAATATTGAAATCGAATGATTAGAAATATTGCAAAAATCCCGATAAGCCAAAAGGCAAAAAGCGAACTTTTGGAAGTAATGAAAGCAAAAAATACAAAGAAGTGTTTTATCCCTCCACAAAAAACAAATCACGGGTTTTTTGGTGTGTATTATTATGATAGTAGGAATAAGGCGCAAAAGTTGCGCAATATTGATATTGAAACGCAAACAGTAATTTAAACAATTTAACAAAAATAGAAATGGAAAGTACAAATTATGTAGTAGAAAATCCGATTGCTTTTTTATCATTGGTACAAGCAGCGGGGGTTATTGACAGAGCGCAAGGAGCAGAGGTAGCACATGAAATGTTTACTCAGTTCACGGAAATAATGGCGCAATACTGCGAGGCAAAAGAAGAAAACGGGATTTCGTTTGCTGATTTTATCGAGGGTGTAATAAATGCAAGGGCCGAATTAATGGAAACGACTTGAATAAAATTAAACTCTTTCCTACCGTTACGGCAATATATAGCAGGGTTTTAAATAGCCCTGAGCGTATAATTATTGAGCAGGGCGGGACGGGTTCGGGAAAGACGTATAGTATTCTTCAGTCCTTTGTGCATATCGTTTGCAATGTAAAACGATTCCCTGCAAAGGGCGAAAACGATGTAATCACAATAACGGGTCAGGACCTACCAAATATAAAGAGGGATTGTATTAGGCAGTTTTTGCAAATACTAAATAAAAGTGAGCTTGCAAGGGCGTTGCTAATCACACCCAGAAAGCCCACCGAAAACAACACTCATTACAAGTTCGCCACGGGTTGGACTGTGGAGTTTGTCAGCTACGAAACGGCTCAGGATGCGCAGGCGGGTAAACGGCGGTTTCTGTACGTCAATGAGGGCAAAGGCGTAAAATACTCTATCTTTGAACAGTTAGAAATGAGAACGTCGGATAAAGTAATAATAGACTACAATCCGACCGGCAAATTTTGGGCGTTTCAAAAATACCTAAATGCAGACCTTACACCGAAAGCGGGTGTAAGGTTTTCGGTTACTACTTACAACGACAATCCGTTTATGCCTGAAGCTATCAGGACTGAAATAGAATCGTGGAGAATTACAGACCCTCCCAAATTCCGGGTAATGGGTTTGGGCATATTGGGTGAAGTATCAGGTCAGATTTGGAAAAACTACAAAGGCATTGAAAAGCTACCGGATAATTTTAAACGGGTTGCCTACGGGTTGGATTTTGGTTTTACAAATGATGTAACCGCACTTGTTTTTGTTGGTTTGCTGAATGGCGAATTGTACATGCACGAATTGATTTACAAAAACGGGTTAGGGCTTGATGACTTGGAAAAAGAGTTAATCAGAAACGGAGTAAAAAAGCAGGATAAAATTATAGCTGACTCCGCCGAACTTTTGGCAATCGATTGGTTTAAAAAACGGGGGTGGAATGTAACTCAAAGCAAAAAAGGCGCGGGTTCGATAGTAACCGGATTAAGCATTTTAAATCAGTATCAAAAAAATATTACTTTTGATTCTGTAAACATTTGGAGTGAGATTGATGGTTATGTGTGGGTAACTGATAAGTCGGATGGAAGGGAAAAGAACGTACCAATAGACAAATACAATCATATTACGGACGCTACCCGTTACGCTTTGCAGGCATTTGAGAACGCGGGCAGAGCGTCAGCAACTGTTTAAAAATGTTCCACGTGGAACATTTTTTATATAAATTTCGTTAATAATTTAAAATTATATAAATTTGTAAAAAAAATATTTATGGCACGACCAAAAAAGACAGAAAAAACGGAACGGGAAATTGCAGAGGTGAAAAACCATGCAGTCGATGCGCTCGAAATGGAACTGCAAAACCTTGTAATCGAGGCGCAAAAACCGATTGCAACAGGACACGAAGGAATGAAAGAAAAACTAATTTCGTTTCTTTCTGAGTGGGACGCACTCAGAATAATTGAAGCTAAGCACATAGAAGCGTTACACTCATCTATGAGAAAAAGACTTGTAACCTCAATAGGCGCAGGCTTTGGCTACACTACAATAGCACAATACGAAAGGGAAAAACAAATAAACTCAAAATCTTAAATTTAAAAAATCATGGCATTAACAGACATTGGTACTATTTTAAAGCAAACCGTTTTTGATGTATCGGCTTTACACTTCACGCCCGTACAAGAGCAGGCAATGCAAGGCAACGTTATTAAGGCGGTTCAATCCGCTTATGTTGGCTTATTGGGAAATGCAGCATCCGAGCAAATCTCGGTTACTGAGGTAAATAAACTATTCAATAATAATGTTTACACAGGCAGTGCAACGGGCACGGGGTTTATTGCGGGAGATGTAGCGGTCAGTATTACAGTGGGCGGGGTTAATCACACAATACGGGCGGGTACTACCTTACTAACTAACGGGGCGGCGGTAAAGGCTGGGATTGAAGAAATTTTGGATAGCTTAAAAGTTGTTTACTCTTATGTACTGTATCTATACACACCCCCACTAACGGCAGGCGATAAGGGAGTAATATTTTTGCATGTGGTGGGCTGTTCTTCTACAATAGGGAAACTATATTACACGGAGAATAGCGTATCTAAAAGCTTTGGGCTTTCCGCTGTAACGCTTACACCAAAAGTAACCTATACGGATTCTATCGGCGCAGCTACTTATGTAGAAACAGACGTGGACAAACCGCTTAAAGTTGTGGGGATTACACTTGCTACTATCGGGGCTGTAACTTTTTCGTCTCCGGTTGTGGCTACAAATGCAAATAATGTAATTACAGCGATTAGGGAAGCGATAGCGGGGGAATTCGGATACTCCCGCGCCGTAACTTTTTCGTATGTAATAGCGGCAGCAAATGCTGAAAACTCATTTGTGGCGTGCTCTGTTTTCGGTGCGTCCGCTGCAATTGATTCGGTACAATTATTAAAAAATGATGTAACTGCTTTTGATTTGACATTGACAGCGCTATAAAATTATGATACAGTACGACATAAAAACGAAAAAGGGTAAAAAGTCTTTTGTAATGGAGTCCGATTTGAACCGGATTCCATTACATGAGTTTTTGGAATATGAGGAACAAATCAAAAGACCGGATGACAAAGAAAGCGAAATTCAGGCCGCTAAATACATTTATCGGTCCGTTGGATTTTGGGGCAAATGGTCGGATACGCGGCAAAGAATTGGAGAGGCGGCAAACGAATTGAGCATAAATGAGGTAATGGCAATTTGGAAAATATGCGAAAAGTTTTTATTCCCTCAGGACCTGACAGCCGCAGAATTTTTCGAGATTGAAAACGAAAAGTATTTTTACCCGTCCGAAAACTTAAAGGATAGTAAGTTTGGTGAATTTGTGAACGCTCAACAATTGCGGCACTTTCACCAAAAGAGCGAAAACAGAAACGATGAAGCGGTTTTTCTTATGGCGTTGCTTTGTAGGAAAGAAAACGAGGAAGCATTTGAGGATTCCGACAAACTCGAAGAACGGGTTAAATATTTCAAAAGCAATTGCACTCTACTCCATTTACTGACCTTTAGTTTTT